CACAAAAAATGCAAGGAACACCAAATAAAGATAATAGATATTCAACAGTTAATAGTTATGGTTTTAATGACAAAAAATTAGTAATTGATAATTTTTCAGGACCAAATATTACACCATTAACTAGAAACCAAACTAACAAAACGGGTTATAATAATACATCAACAACCCATACAACTATTAATAATTTTTATAACACAAGATATGGAAACAACCTTCAAAAGTTTTATACCGAAGGAAACTTAACATATACAACAGATAACAATCTGACATTTACACAAACAACAAGTTTATTGAACACCCCGTATTTTATTAATGCAATTGTTGAATCGGGTGATTCGTCAGGAGATGAAAAATATACAAAACTTGGGTATTTGTTGTTAAACTCATTACCACTTTCAACACTTCACGAAAAGTATATCGATAGTGATAATGGAACCCAAAAGGATTATATATTTGCAAGTTTAAATAAATTTTCAGCGGTACACGAATTACCATACGCTTGGATATTGAAAATGGGTTCAGTTTGGTACCGATATAAAAAGTACATTGAAAACAATGAAGATATCTTAACTTCTATTTGGAAAGATTTTGACTACAAAACAAATTATGACCCAATTACTTCAAACCCAAAAAAAACATATAAAATACCCGTTGACGAAAATCCCACACCACAAGATTTTACACTGATAGGTTCTAATAGTATCCAAAGTGGGTTTTATCCAAAAGTAATAAATAACTTTTATAAAATTTTTACAGGTACTAATTTATTTGTTGATGGTAATAATGCAGAGACATATGATTTAAACAATACTACTGTTTTAGATGAGGGATTGGTGGTTGTTAATAGTTTTACCTATACTAGCAAACCAGAGGGACCAATTATAAGTTATTATTCATATCTTGATATTGCACAACAATATACAAATTTTTTTGGACCACAATATGAAGGTTATGTGTGTTTATTCCCATCCTCTGGTGTACAACCATTCCAACAATCCTACTTTGAATTAAGACCATCAACAAATTCATCACCAATAACTATTTCAAATATTGAAAATTCAAACCCAATGTATAACGGTAGTGTTAAGACACTATGGAATGCGCCAAACTACGGATGGTTTGATAATTTGAAAGTTAAACAACCAACACCATTTGAATATCTGAAATATGTTAGAACAGGAACAACCGAAAATCAACCTGATTTTGATATTGGTACTGAATACAGTTCAATTGAAGATTTATTTGGTGTTTTTTCTAAAGACCAATTAGATTCTTTTGAAACTGAATTTAAAGAATTCTGTAAAAAGGGTGGACAATCAAAAATATTTTCACCCGAAGGTGACAATACAACGTATGCTAATATTGTGAATTTATTTAAGAAAATGTTCCTTATCAAACCTCAATCAGGAAAAGACAATATTAATTTAGGTGCTCAACAAGCTGCTGAAATTACAGATGTTTTGAGTAAGTTTGTTAATATTAAAGTATACTTAAAAAATGGAAATCCAAAAAAGTTTAATAGACAACAATTTGGGTATTTTTCTAAAAACCCAAAATTTAAACCAGAAGGTCCCGATTTTAATTATGGTGGACAATATGTAAATTCTTATCCTAATGACCCAAATCCATTACCAAGTGAGGGTGGAAAAACTGTTGAACAGTCAAAAGCGGCATATCCCGAAGTTTGGAAAGCATTACAAAAATACGTAGGGTTTTCAACAATTAAAGGTATTGAATATACTAATACGGGTTCAACTGTTTATGATTTCTTTAGGGATAATGAAATTCCATTTATAAGTCGTAATATTGAATTGTTATATCCTTTAATTAGAATTTATGCAACTCAAAAGAATATAAATCCATTATATAATCCAACAACGTTCGCTAATGCTATTTCAACAATTTTAAACGTTGCGGAAACCAAACGTACAGCGATTGAACAACAATTTAGATTAAAGCTCCCATCATCTATTAATGGACCAAAACAACAGTCAACACAAAATGTTGATTCGAAATTGGATGGTGACATAATAAAACTTGAACAATGGGAATTATTTAAAGCGGTAAACGATAAATGGGTGGCTGGTAGAAACTTCAAAGAAAGACTACTATTTGAAGAATTTTTATTTTTTGATAAAGCTAATCGTGACATTGGTGATGAATTGATTATCAATACAGATACTATCAGAAAATATTGTACTTGGGATAATTCATCAAATTCAATTATGTCCTTAGTTAGACAAGTGATTGCTGATAACAGAATGAATTTTTTTGTTATGCCAGCTTATATTAATTTCTACGGTAAATCAACAGCAAGTAACACAAACAGAAACTCGTCGATTGTAAACAATGCCAATGATGTTTTTAGTACATTTACATATGTGGATAACATCAATTCTGCACCAAAATTCTTGTGTCAATACGTAGATAGACCATCGCAAACCCTGTCATTAGAAAATGACCCAAGTTATCCATTCAAAAGTGATTCTTTTGACTTGGGTGACCCAACAAACAATCCAATAATTCAACAGGGTTCTACTAATGAAAAAAATAGTAATAAAGCTGTTGGTTTTGTGGTGGATTTTGGAACCATCAATCAAAGTATTTTTAAATCTGTTGATATAAATCAAGAACAGGGTGTGACATCCTCCGAACAGATTCAAACAACTATTGATTTAGGAAATCAAGGGGCTGGTAAAAAAACCATGCAACAAACAACATCACTATATGATTTTTATAAAAACCGTTCCTATTCTAGTACCATAAAAACATTAGGTAATGTCATGATTCAACCAACCATGTATTTTGTGTTAAGACACATGCCTATGTTTAATGGAACATATATTATTAGAAACGTAAAACATAGTATTAGTCCGGGAAGTTTTAATACAGAATTCAACGGACAAAGGGTGTCTGCGAATATCAATACAAAAGTTTCCGATGATTTGGCTAGTGTGAATGAAGATTTTTCAAAAAAATTATCGGACAAAGTAAAACAATTTGTAACAAACAATACTTTGGTTACCTTTGATAATAATTCTAATCAGTATTTCACAGGTGAGCAATCCAAAGACCTTGTTTTATCGGCCAGAACACCTTATCAAGGGTTTATTGTACAAACAACAGATATTACAGTACAAGATTGTAGTGAAAATATTAAAGCAATCTATGGTCTAATTGAGTCAAGTAACTTTATTTCAAGTTCAATTACTGTCAATGAGTTAGTAACACTTATCAATAATTCAACAACAGATACCTTATTAAAAACGTATATGTTTTGTGTATTATATATGATGGGCAACCCAACAGATACTGATGTAAGATTACAATACAATCAAAATAATTTATACGGTGCTACTGTGGATATTAAACAACCAGGCGCTACTTCATCGTTAATTAAAAAATATAGATGTTTAACAACAGGTGAAAATTTTACTAGACCGTTTGCAACTTTTGATACAGTCAAAGATAGTATAGACTTCTTTAGAGACATCAACCAAAATAGGATACAAGAATATTTTAATCAGGCTGATGATGATGAGAAAAAAATACAAGCAATTATAAAGTTATTTTATAATACTTGGTATACATCAGGTTCACTTACAGTACCATATAATCAAAATACAAATTATAATACTTGGCTGGCAAACACCAGATGGGCATACACACAAGCAAAAATATCAGGTTTGTAATAAATTAAATAATCGTTATATTTATTAAGAAAAACAATATGAGTAATTTAAAAAATTTATTGGACAACTACTTACAGAAAGATACTGTTATTGCCGAAAAAGATTTAGGTAACGGATATAAAGAAGTTTGTGATTTACAGACTGGTGACTGTTATACTGTAAGATTAAAGGATGGTTTGATTGAAAGAGTGGACAACACTATGAAATTAAACAAAACATTAAGAGTAGAAACACCACAGGGTGTTAAAACATTATTAAACGGATAATCATGGAAAACAAAGTTTCAAAAACAATATTAGAGGAATTAAAAAGATATAATCAAATCAACAGTTATATTGTTGAACAAGACGCTGCGTTACCTCCACCACCAGCGGGTGATGAACCTGGTGCGGTTGAACCTCCACCACCTGCGGCTGATGATACAACATTAGGTGGCGCTACACCACCTGAAGGAGAAGCAGCACCTGAAACAGGCGCACCTATTGATATTGAAAACGACCCTGATGTTGAAGAAATTGAAACGGGTGATTCTGAAGGTGGAAAAAATGATAGTGGTACTGAAGAGTTGGATATTACAGAATTGGTCACCACACAGAAAGACATGCAGTCAAAGCAGGAAGAATACATGAATTCAATGATGTCTAAATTAAATGACTTAGAGGGTAAATTGGCTCAGATGGATTCAATCTTCGAAAAGATTAATTCAATTGAAGATAAAGTTGAACAATACAGACCAAAAACTGCACAAGAAAAATTAGAATTAAGGTCTTTAGATTCCGGTCCTTACAGTCAAAAGTTGTCTGATTTTTTTACTGAAAAAGAACCACAAATGCAACAACAGGGAAAAGAACAATATATTCTAACACCTGATGATGTAGAAAACTACGACAAGATGAATGTTAGAAAATCTTTTGACGTTGGTTTACAAAACTAATTTGATTTCTGAAAAAATTGTATTATACTTATCTTACATTAAAAGATAAAAAATACAATTATGATGACAGACAAAACATTTGATGCCGTTTTGGCGCAGTACGAACAAAACACAAAACCATTTGGTGACCAACCAATGATGTCACAAGAAGACAGAATGAAGCGTTATTTCGCGGCTATTCTTCCTAAAGGTGAAAATTCAGGACAAAGAAGAATTAGAATCCTCCCAACTACCGATGGTTCATCTCCTTTCAAGGAGGTATGGTTCCACGAAATTCAGGTAAATGGTACTTACAACAAATTTTATGACCCCGACAAAAATGAAGGTGGACGTTCACCTTTAACTGAGGTTTACGAAGAACTTATGAAAACTGGCAAACAAACTGACAAAGATTTGGCGGCACAGTACAAAGCTCGTAAATTTTACATTGTTAAGGTCATTGACCGAGACCATGAAGAGGATGGTGTTAAATTTTGGAGATTTAAACACAACTATAAGCAAGATGGTATCTTGGACAAAATCATTCCAATTTGGAGAGCTAAAGGTAATTTGACCGACCCAAATGAAGGACGCGATTTGATTATTCAATTGGTTAAATCAAAAACACCAAAAGGAAAAGAATACACATCAATTCAAACTGTAATGTATGATGACCCAAGTAAATTGTCGGAAGACCCTGAACAATTGGACACTTGGAAAAACGACCCAACAACTTGGGCTGACGTTTACTCTAAGAAACCTGTTGAGTACTTGGAAGCAATCGCTCGTGGTGAAGTTCCACGTTGGGATTCGGAAGCTAAAAAATATGTTTACGGTGATGACGCTACTGAAGTATTCGGTGGTACACCTGTGGACCCACAAGCAGGTATGTCACCTGACGAGGAATTACCATTCTAATAAACTAAAACACATCATGTATGGTATCTCCTATGGTACCATACATGATTAATTTATATCATATATGGCTATTAAAAAAAATGATTTCAGTTCAGTAAAGAAAAAATTCTCTACTTCAGCAAAATACAAACCTCAAAGATTTTTTGATTTGGGTTCTGACTTCTTGGACGCTGTAGGACTTCCAGGTCCTGCAATTGGGCACCTAAACATGTTCTTGGGTCACTCAGACACAGGAAAAACAACCGCTTTAGTTAAAGCCGCTGTTGATGCACAAAAGAAAGGTATTCTACCTGTATTCATTATTACAGAACAAAAATGGTCTTTTGAACACGCAAAGATTATGGGTTTTGAATGTGAGGAAGTTGTTGACGAAGAAACTGGCGAATCAGATTGGGATGGATTTTACATCTTCAATAATGATTTTGATTACATTGAACAAATTACAGATTACATCAATAGTTTGTTAGATGCACAAGAAAAAGGTGAATTGGATTACAGTTTATTATTCTTGTGGGATTCTGTTGGTTCAGTACCATGTAAGATGACTTACGATGGTAAAGGTGGTAAACAACACAACGCATCAGTACTTGCTGACAAAATTGGTATGGGTATCAACCAACGTATTTCAGGTTCACGTAAATCGGATTCAAAATACGAAAACACTTTGGTTATTGTTAATCAGCCTTGGGTTGAATTACCTGATAATCCATTTGGTCAACCAAAGATTAAAGCAAAAGGTGGTGAAGCAATTTGGTTGAACTCATCTTTGGTTTTCTTATTTGGTAATCAAAAAGGTGCGGGAACAAACAAGATTACCGCAACAAAAGACAAAAGAAGTGTTAAATTTGCAATCAGAACAAAAGTATCCGTAATGAAAAACCACATCAATGGATTGGGATATGAGGATGGAAAAATCATTGTAACCCCACACGGATTCTTGGCGGGTAAAGAAGCCGCAGAAGAAAAGGTATCTATAGAGAATTACAAAAAAGAATATGCCGATTATTGGAAAGATATTCTTGGTGTAACATCATTGGATTTCGAATTGAAAGAGGAAAAGGAACAAGAATAAATAATAAACAAGTGGTAAAAACTTTAATAGTTGACGGAGACAACTTATTCAAAATCGGGTTTCACGGGGTTAGAGATTTCTACCACGAAGGAAAACATATTGGGGGTATTTTCCACTTTGTTAATGTTCTTCGTAGATTCCTATCGGAATACAACTACGACAAGGTAATAGTTTTTTGGGACGGGAATAATAACTCGTCCCAAAGAAAGTTACTGTTTTCTGAATATAAGGAAAACCGTCGTTTAACAATGAACGAAGAAAAGAAAGAATCTTATTATGGACAAAAAGAAAGATTGAAACAATATCTTGAAGAAATGTTCATTAGACAAATTGGTATTGACAACCACGAGTGTGACGACTTAATTGCTTATTACACACAAATAAGTCAAGAAGAAAAAATAACAATTCTTTCTTCAGATAAGGACCTTACACAACTTATCACATCAAAAGTACACATGTACTCACCCATTGTAAAAGAATGGGTTACAGACAAACACAAGGTTAAATTAGGGACAATAGAAGTTCCGATTGCAAATGTCAAATTAGTTAAAATTTTATTAGGTGATAAATCCGATAATATAGAAGGAATTTATAGTTTTGGTGAAAAGAAATTAGTTAAATATTTTCCTGAGGTTGTTGAACAAGAACTTAATATTGACTATATTTGTACAAGAGCACAAGAACTTTTAGACATAGATGATACAATCAAACCACTTAAGAACTTATTATCGGGTACCACAAAGTCAGGTACCTACGGAAAGGAATACTACGATATTCGTGAAAAAATCGTTAGTCTGTCAAACCCTTTAATGACCGAAGAAGCCAAAAAAGAAGTAGAACTTTATTATTCAGAAGATATGGACCCCGAAGGTAGAGGTTATAAAAATCTAATGAAAATGATGATTGAAGATGGATTCTTCAAGTACTTGCCAAAACAAGACGACGCTTGGGTAGAATTCCTTCAACCAATTATGAAATTAACAAGAAAAGAAAAAAAACGATACAATAACAACAATTAATTATGAAAGAAACACAAGATTTAACGAAAATGGAGTTTGTAATTAAACTCAACGACAACATCGTTGTTCAAAGGTTTTTCAATGTTAAGGGTTACAATGAAACTGCTAAGTACAGTTTAGAACTTCATGATTACATGAAGGACATTGCCGACTACATGGAAAGATATTTGAAAGACAAAAGTTTGGACTACATGAATGAAAACGCTGAGTTGATTATGAACGACTCTTCAGTCATGAACACGTCAAAAACTGATGGACCTGAATGGTTTAACCTATATATCAAGATGGGTGAACAGACAATTTGTCATAGGGGTTTTGATGCCAAAGTGTACCCACCGAAGGCTAGATATACCGTAGACATACGACCAGAGATAAAAAACATTCTTAAGTCGTTAACTGACATTTTTTCAGGTGAAAATTTTTCTACACAATATATGAATTATCAACTTGCTTAATAGTATTTATCAACACAAGTCAAAACAAAAACAAGTATGTCAAGCGAGAAAAATTTCGGGTATTTAGGTAACACATTTCAAATTCAACTTATTAATCAACTTATTCTTAACAAAGATTTCGCACGTGCGATTGTTGATGTGTTGGATTCAAAATACTTTGATAATCAATATTTTAAAATCATTACACAAATGATTAAAGAGTATTACATCAAATATGAGAGTGTTCCTACGTTTGAAACTTTGGACCAATTGACTCGTTCTGAAATTAGTTCTGATAGTGCAAGAAAAATAGTTCTTGACACACTAATTCAAATTCGTGATGTAAGTTTTGAAGGACACCAATTTGTAATTGAAAAAGCACTTAAATTCTGTAAACAACAAGAGCTTCAAAAGGTTATGACTAAAGCTCAAAAAATTATAGATAAAGGTGATTTTGAAAGTTATGACCAATTAGAAGAGATGGTAAACAAAGCTCTTCAGGTTGGTGAAATCGAAGAAGGTGAACATGATGTTTTCACAAATTTGGACCAAGTGTTAGATGAAGATTACAGACACCCAATCCCAATGGGAATCGCAGGTATTGACAATCTATTAAAAGGTGGATTAGCAAAAGGTGAATTGGGTGTAATCTTAGCACCAACAGGTGTTGGTAAAACAACAGTACTAACAAAAATTTGTAACCACGCATTTAATTTAGGTTACAACGTTCTTCAAATATTCTTTGAAGACAACCCAAAAATTATCCAAAGAAAACACTTTACACTTTGGACAGGAATTGCTCCTGATGAACTTTCATTCCACAAAGATGTTGTTATGGAAAAAGTTAGAGACATTAAAGAAAATACAACAAACAAGTTGATTTTGAAAAAATATGCATCTGACACTCTAACAATGAATCAAATTAAAAATCAAATTAGAAAGATGATTGCTGAAGGAACAAAAATCGATATGATTAGTTTAGATTATATTGACTGTGTTGTTCCTGACAAAAACTTAGGGGATGAATGGAAAAGTGAAGGTTCCGTGATGAGAGGATTTGAAGCAATGTGTCACGAATTGGATGTAGCAGGATGGACTGCGACTCAAGGAAATAGAAGTTCAATATCATCAGATGTTGTAACTACTGACCAAATGGGGGGTTCAATTAAAAAGGCACAAGTAGGACACGTTATCATAACAGTTGCAAAGAGTTTACAACAAAAAGAAATGAAACTCGCAACAATAGCTATTACCAAATCAAGAATTGGACGAGATGGTGTCGTGTTTGAAAATTGTAAATTTGACAATGAACTCATGGAAATTGATACAGAAAGTTCAGTAACTTTCTTGGGTCTTGAAGAACAAAAAGAAGAACGAAATAGGAACAGAGTCAATGAATTATTGGCAAAAAGAAAACAACAAATTAATTAAAAATTTAAAGGAGAAAAATAAAAAATGGACGCATCACAAAAGATATTGTCAGACCTCACGGTGTATATGAAATACGCTAAATTCCTTCCTGATGTAAACAGGAGAGAAACGTGGGAAGAGTTAGTAACAAGAAACATGAACATGCACATCAAAAAGTTCCCACAATTAGCAGGTGAGATTGTGGAAGTTTACAAGTATGTTTATGATAAAAAAGTTTTACCATCAATGCGCTCAATGCAGTTTGGTGGTAAACCAATTGAAATTTCACCAAACAGAATCTACAACTGTGCTTATTTACCAATCGACCACTTGGACGCATTTGCTGAAAGTATGTTCCTATTGTTAGGTGGAACAGGTGTTGGTTATTCAGTACAGAAACATCACGTAGAAAAACTACCTGAAATTAGAAAACCAAACCCGAATAGAACAAGAAGATTCTTGGTTGGTGATTCTATTGAAGGATGGGCAGATGCAATCAAAGTATTAATGAAGTCTTACTTTGGTGAACATTTGTCAACACCTGAATTTGATTTTTCAGATATTAGACCAAAAGGGGCTCAACTTGTAACATCAGGTGGTAAAGCACCTGGTCCTCAACCTTTGAAAGATTGTCTTCACAAATTGAAAGGTATGTTGGACGCTAAAGAAGATGGTGAAAAGATGACACCAATTGAAGTTCACGACATGGTATGTCACATTGCAGACGCAGTTCTTGCAGGTGGTATTCGTAGAGCGGCATTGATTTCATTGTTCTCAGCTGATGACCATGAAATGATTTCATGTAAGTCAGGTTCTTGGTGGGAAACCAACCCACAAAGAGGTAGAGCTAACAATTCTGCGACTTTGGTTAGACACAAAATCACAAAAGAATTTTTCTTAGATTTGTGGAAACGTGTTGAAGCATCAGGAGCAGGTGAACCTGGTATCTACTTTACAAACGACAAAGATTGGGGAACCAATCCATGTTGTGAAATCGCTTTGAGACCAAATCAATTCTGTAACTTGTGTGAGGTAAATGTTTCTGACATTGAATCACAAGAAGATTTAAACAACCGTGTTAAAGCAGCTGCGTTCATTGGAACACTTCAAGCTGGATACACTGATTTCCATTACTTAAGAGACATATGGAAACGTACAACTGAAAAAGATGCATTGATTGGTGTATCAATGACGGGTATCGGTTCAGGTGTTGTATTGGGTTACAACATGAAAGAAGCTGCTAAATTGGTTAAAGAAGAAAACGTAAGAGTTGCAGGATTAATTGGTATAAATAAGTCGGCCCGTACAACTACTGTGAAACCCGCTGGTACAACATCCCTGACATTGGGAACATCTTCAGGTATCCATGCATGGCACAACGATTATTACATCCGTAGAGTCCGTGTAGGTAAGAATGAAGCAATCTACCAATACTTGGCAATGTATCACCCTGAGTTGGTTGAAGATGAATTCTTCCGTCCGCATGATACAGCGGTTATTTCAGTTCCACAAAAAGCACCTGAGGGGGCTATTTTGAGAACCGAATCACCCTTCCAATTGTTAGACCGTGTTAAAAAAATCACACAAGAGTGGGTTAGACCAGGTCACAGAACAGGTTCAAATAGTCACAACGTATCGGCAACAATCAGTTTGAAACCTGAAGACTGGGAATTGGCAGGTGAGTGGATGTGGGAAAACCGAGACTTTTACAATGGTCTATCAGTATTACCTTATGATGGTGGAAGTTACATTCAAGCACCGTTTGAAGATTGTACTGAAGAAGAATACGAAAGATTATTCTCTAAATTACAGTCAATTGACTTATCCAAAGTTGTTGAATTACAAGACAACACAGATTTGAGTGGTGAGTTGGCATGTGCTGGTGGAGCGTGTGAAATTAAGTAATCAAAATAAAACAATTAATAATTCGGAAGGGGGAAGTCAAAAACTTCTCCCTTCTGATTTTTATATTGAAAACGGAATTTATGTTTTCACAAAAGAGTTTCATTTAAAGAGAGGTAGTTGTTGTGGTAATGGTTGTAGACATTGTCCTTTTTTTCCTGCTCACAAAAAAGGGAATACAACTATATTTATAAACAATGGCTAATGGTGTAACTTATGGTATTAATTTTCCTTTTAATGATTCATTAAAGGGGGATTATCTTTCTTTGTCTCAAAATCCTGACCAAGAAATAAGAAGTAATTTAATTCATTTAATTTTAACTAGAAAAGGTAGTAGATATTATTTACCTGATTTTGGTACTAAAATTTATGAATTTATTTTTGAACCATTAGATGGTGTAACATTTGAATCAATTAAAGATGATATTAGAGATAATGTAAGTAAGTACATTCCTAATTTAATTATTAATGATATTATAATTTTACCATTTGATGAATATGAGTCAGTTGGTACTTTAAACTCTGAGAACTTAGGAAATGGTGTTTATAGGGTTGGTGGTAGAAATACTTCAGAATACACAGCTAAGATGAGAATTGATTACACAATCAGTGATAACGCTTTCCAATCAAAAGATTTCATAATTATAAATATTTAACATAAATGGCTGAAAAAAGAATATCCTATACCGTCCGAGATTTTGCCGCTATAAGACAAGAACTTATTGATTATACTAGACAGTATTATCCCGACCTAATTGACAACTTCAATGACGCATCAATTTTTTCTGTTTTAATGGATTTAAACGCTGCCGTAACAGACAACTTACATTATCATATTGATAGAAGCATACAGGAAACTGTCCTTGAATTTGCACAACAAAGAAGTTCAATATATAACATAGCAAGAACTTACGGTTTGAAAATACCGGGAAACAGACCATCAATCGCGGTTTGTGATATAACAATTAATGTACCCGCTTTAGGTGACAGACCTAACCCTGATTACATGGGTGTTTTAAAAGCTGGGTCACAATTTGTTGGTGCGGGACAAACATTTGAAAATCCAAATGACATTAATTTTGCGTCAGCATTTAGTTCCTCAGGAGAAAAAAATCAAAAAGTAATACCAATTTTGGATGCGTCAAACAACATACAAAGTTATAATATTATAAAAAGAGAGGTTGTGGTAAACGGTATCACAAAGGTATTTAAAAAAGTTATAACACAAGCAGATGCGACACCATTTTTAAGTTTATTTTTACCTGAAAGAAACGTGGTTAATGTATTGTCAATAATACAAAAAGACGGAATTGAATATAATAATATACCATCGTATCAAGAATTCTTAAGTTCAGTTGGTAAATGGTATGAAGTACAAGCATTAGCCGAAGATACAATTTTTGTTCCTGACCCATCGAAACCAAGTGATACCTCTAATATAAAAGTTGGAAAATACATCAAAAGTGGTAATAGATTTATAACTGAGTTTACGCCTGAAAACTTTATGAAGTTGACTTTCGGTGGTGGTAATACAACAGCTGATGACCAATTAGCTAGCTTTGCACGAACAGGTGTGACTTTGAGAGTAAACGATTATCAAAACAATTTGAGTTTAGGATTCATTCCAACACCGAATACAACTTTGTTTATACAATATAGAGTTGGTGGTGGTCTTGAAAGTAATGTTGGTGTTAATATTATTAATACTGTTGGTAATGTAAATTTTGATGTAAATGGACCATCGATTGAAATTGCAAACGCTGTTAGAAATTCAATCCAATGTACAAACGTTACTGCGGCTATTGGTGGGGCAAATCCACCATCTGTAGAGGAAGTTAGAAATTATGTTACATTTAACTTTGCATCACAAAACAGAGCGGTCACTCTTGGTGACTACTACTCGTTAATACAAAAGATGCCGGGTCAATTTGGTGTTCCAGCTAAGGTTGGTATTTTGGAAAATAACAACAAGATTAATGTAATTGTGTTAAGCCAAGATGATAATGGTAAAATGACTCAAAATGTTCCAAAAGTTTTGAAAGATAACATAGCATCTTTCTTGTCTAACTATAGAATGTTAAATGATTATGTAAGTGTTGATACTGGCAAAGTTATTGATTTAGCATTTGAAATTTATATTACAATTGCAAAAAACACAAATCAAAATTCAATCATATCAGATGTTGTAACAAAAGTTAGTGATTATATGTTACCACAAAACAGAGAATTTGGTGAAGATGTTTTAATTTCTGAAATTAAAAGTTTGGTCCAAGATACTGAAGGTGTTATTAACATATCAGATGTTAAGGTCTTCAACAGAGTCGGAGGAAAATATTCAACATCTCAGACCGCACAAAAATATCAAGATTCCACAACAAAACAAATTAGATTGATTGATGATGTTATAAATGCACAACCAACAGAATTCTATCAAATTAGATACGATAATTTAGATATTGGTATTCGTGTTAAGCAGTAATCTTCACAAGAAAATTACTTCGACTATTTTTGTAAAATAATACTTTAACTATTTATGAGAAAGAACAATTATGCCTAAAAGTTATAGGATACGAACATCAGTAGGAAATAGTACACAATCTGACAAAAGTATCAAAGTACAAGTTGACCAAGATTTCGATTTCTTGGAAATTCTTTCTTTGAAACTTACTCAGTCTGATGTGTATAGAAGTTTTTGTTCTGATTACGGAGTTGTGGTTGGTCGTGTGATTGCCAATGGTGGGTATGGTGTTCCAAACGCCAAAGTATCTGTTTTTGTACCAATTGATTTAGTTGACCAAAATGACCCCGTAATATCGGCATTGTACCCATATAAAAATGTTTCGGACAAAAATGAAGATGGGTTCAGATATAATTTACTACCCTATACACCTTCATATGAAGGACACGCTGCCACAGGAACTTTTCCAACAAGAGAGGATGTTTTAACAAGAACAGAAGTATTACAAATATATGAAAAATATTATAAGTACACAGTTAAAACTAACGAGTCGGGGGATTACATGATTGTTGGAGTTCCATTAGGAAACCAACAAGTTATTTTAGATGTTGATTTGTCTGATATGGGTTGTTTCTCATTAAGACCAACCGATTTAATTAGAATGAATCTTGGTAACCCGAAACAGTTTGACGGTAACCAATTTAAAAGTTCATCTGATTTAGCATCATTACCACAAATTGTCAATCAAAGAAAAAGTATTTCAGTTTCTTCTTTTTGGGGAACAGGAGATGTTTGTGATGTTGGCATAACAAGGGTAGATTTTGATTTAAGAGATTCAAACATAACAATTGAACCGACGGCAACATTCATGGGGTCAATCATGACATCAAATGATTCTGTTATGTTAAAAAATAATTGTAAACCAAGTTCAGAACAAGGTGACTTATGTGGAATGGTTGCGGGACCTGGTAGAATTTTAGCGGTAAGACAAACAATAAATGTGGATACAGATGGTGACCCAATATTAGAACAGTATCAGTTAGAACAGGGTGGAAAGGTCATTGACGAAAATGGTGCTTTTGTTGTTGATGTACCAATGAATTTAGATTATGTGTCAACCAATGAATTCGGCGAATTGATATTTTCAAATAATCCAAGTGTTGGTATTCCAACAAAAGGTAAATACAGATTCAAAATTAAAACCGATGATGGTGAAAAAGAAGTCAGTGCTGTACAGACATCTAATAGTATCATTGGACCTAGTTTATTAAATCTTTCTGCTTTTAACCCAAAAGGTAGTTTATTAAGAGGAAACTTTTTGGTTCCAAATATTAAAGAATATGGATGGACTGGTAACGTTGACCCAGCAACTAGAAGTAGTGAAACTACAATTTTTTCACCAATATTTGGTGATAATACAAAATTAATAGAAACAAGAACTTTTACATATTCAGACTTTGGTACAGGTGGTAAAGCATTATTAATTAAATCAATTACAGGTGAATATAAAAGTATTACCTATAAAATTAATAATGTTGTTGATAATTCTAAATGGGTTGACTTACCAAACGGAAATGAAACACTTGAAATTACTGTTGAGAAAAAAACAACCACTGAAGTTGTAAATGGTGTTGTAATTGAAACTCCACAAACAATCACAATTAATTTTGATAATTACGATTATAACTTTTCATTATTCCAAAGGTCTTACGCCTTTTCTTTAAATTGGGACGATTATCCTAATAAAACTTCCGCAATTAGCTGTCAAGATTTTTTCTATGAATTTAATTATAATAAAGTTTATACAACAGCACAATTAATTGATGAATATAGAAAGGGAACTAATAGAAGTAGATTCTTATCCATCAAAGAAATATTAGACCGAAGTTGTGATTCTGAGGTAAACAAATTTCCAATTAATGATGGGGTAAGAAATTTTGACCTTTTATATTTTATAATTTCAATTTTGTTCCAAATATTTGGAATTGTCGGTGGTTTATTTATAATTGTTTATCATATTGTTAAATATTTATGGAATAAATTACTACCTTTACTTTTTACATTACTACTTACCTACGCCGTAAGTAATATATATTGGTTGAGTGTTGACCTTGCAAATGCCTTTATTAAATCAACTTTAACTTTTGGGGCGACATTATTAGACGTAGCGCCAACTATAGGTAAAATAGTGCTTAATGGTGCTTTTATTGTTGGAATTACTCTTTTATTAATTAAAAAATTTAAATTTCCATCATTTAATTTACCAATGATGACCTATCCTGATTGCTCAACATGTGATTGTAATACAACAGGTGACAATAATTTTGCAATTGATACATTAGTAAATGGTGACATTAATTCCTCACCATTGGCGGATGTAACTTTATCGGGTGTCTACGTATCTTTTCCAGAAATTGATGATGATGATGAAATATTAAGAATTAAGAAAAATGCTGGATTTGGTCAGGTAATGGCAGGTAATTCCGTTGTTGAAACTAAAAACTTTGCACGTACACCGTTTTATACTAATACATTAAATGAATATTTTTGGAGTAAAAACGAATTACCAATTCCTGAAAGAATTAACTTATATAATACAAAAGGACATTATTTTGAAACTTTACCTGGTGGAGGTTCCAACAGAATTAAAGTTTATCCAAATTACCTGGATAATGGTGGTCAAATTTCTTTCACAAACGCTGAGTTTTATGAAGACCAACCAATGGTTTTTTTGGTAGACGCAAACGCCATAACAACGTTTCAAACAGGAAATTTAATAACCTTTGTTAATTTATCTCAAACTTACGATGTTAATATTTTAAGTGCGTCAACTGTAGAAAATGGGTTAAATAATTACTCTGTAACTGGAACAACAATATCCTCAGGTACAACTTCTTTAAATATTAGTTACGCAAATCCGAACGGTAGTGGTACAATTACAAAACCATTTAATATCTATCAAACATTATATAATGGTGTTGCTAGTTACACATTCCCATCCGATATTGAATATCATCAAGTAGTTACGGCAACTACCGTTGGTGAAATACAAAATATTGTTGAATCGAAAATAAAAACAAACACACCATCAACACCGACAATTGATAATCTTTTATTCAATAGTAGTTTTTACAAAAGAATTATTGACGGTCAAATGACAGTTTATTTTGATAATGTTAAAGATGAAAATAATAAGGCTCAAAGAGGTAAAAGTGACCCACCTGTAAAACCATTACAATTAATTGAAAATTATAAAAACTTGGGTGTAATAATCTTAATGAAGGGAGTTGACCCATATACAACAAGACAAAAAACCAAAATTGATATTTCGAAACCATTTGGACTTCTTGAGGGCTCTATGGTTGTTGAGTCTGATTATAAGTTAAACATACCAATAGCGCCCAATTTGAATCTTCTTAGACATGATTCATTAACCGATAATAATGTTTCATTATTTAATCAGTCATATGTTTTTACACCATCAACGGGTAATGGAACATTTAAGTATAGTGCGTATACAACACATAACCACTCATTATATTCAAATTTTGATTCCGACCATGACTCTGATGATACAACAGTTGGTGATACGTCAACAAATAATTCTATTGGTACTCAAATAAGTGGTTATTATGCTGCTGGTAGTTCAGTACCATCAGGTAAATGGGCAGGACCAAATACATATGTTATAGGTCGTAATGGTTATTTTGCTAATGAATATGTTGAGGGCGGAGGGTTGATGACAAGAAGATGTAAAGGTTTTGAAAATCCTCCAATTAATTGGTGTGGTGCGGGAAGTGTGACATACAGCAGTAATGTATATTCAACAGGTATTACTCTTAATATGTCAACAAGTTCTAAAATTATTATGAGGTCTGACAGATTACCACGTTCAAGTTCATTTGATAATAGATTTGTTTTTTCACAAAATAAAGCATTTTCGGTATTTGCAATATCTGATAATGGTGCGTCAACCGAAATCGCTGGTGATGTAACATCTAATTCTGATTATAGTACAAATAGTTCTGTGGATTTTGAACAATCTTATGGTACAGGTACAACATCAGTTATGAGTAGTTTTAGTTGTCCTACTATTGTACCGTTAGGTGCGTATACACAAAGTGCTGGTGGAGGTATGACAGTTAAACCAAAAACAGATTCTGTTTATTATACTGGCGGTGATACTGAGTATCCAATAATAACAAATGGATGTTATACTTTAGTTGCTAAAGATTTGGCAATTGGTGATGATTTAAAATCATTTGCAGAATGGAAGTCAAGATTCTTAATGGGTTTTGCAATTTGTAGAAATGTGTTTGGTATGACATTTACAAACAATTGGATAAATGGTGTATTGTACATGCCAGGTTTTCAAAATGATAAAATATATCCAGGTATTGAGGTTACAAACCCAACATATGTTTATTGTAGGGAAAAGATTGTATTCAAAGAAGAAAACAATTCTTTCTTTTATCGTTCAAGTCCCTTTAACGGAAACACCGGTAATTTTGTTGGGATGTTAAATTCTCAAGTTGAGGATAACTTTGGTAATGTTCGTTTTTTAGGTAATCCAACAACTATTGTTGACTTAGGACCTAAAGATAACATAATTAAAAATGTTTGTGCACAACCTGAATTTCAAGGATATGTTGCCGACAGATTAAAAGCGACATCATTTCAAGGTGTTAGTGATTTGATGCAGTATTTTATTATTAGTAGATTAACAAATGCAGACTTTTTAGATAGATTATTAAGTTTAGGTGATTCATCAATTAGTGAATTATTTAGCCGACCTGCACAAAAAATTGATGGTGATTTTGCACAATTAAATAGTATTAACAATGAAATTGGTGTTATACCATTTTCACCTGAGTCATACAGCGAGGCTAATTTATTTTACGGAGCATCACCAAAACCTGTGGTTGGTGTATTTTTTAGTTCTGACACTGTAACAAGAGATTACATTTCCCCTGGCCGTGAAATATTCATAGACACACCAACAAAATTTGGTTTTAATACTTTTGGACATAAAACACAAGTGGTTCCAATGTATAGATGGGAAATTAAACAAAATGGTACTAACCCAAGTATGTTTGGTGGTGAGGAAAACAATTGGATAACATCAGGTACAATCTATACCACACCTTATCAAGGTATTGACAGATTAAATGACAGTACTTATTTCCCAAGTTTTGTTAAACACCCAACAGGACAAAGACCTGGTTATATCTATAGTTCACTAGAATCAAAAGACTCTAGCGGAAATGTAACAGGATTTACGTATGACGGATTTTTCAAATTACCTAATAGTAGAATTGTTGTTGGTGCACCATATCACTTCTACTTTGGTTTGAAAAAAGGTAAGACAGCATTCGATATATTTTTAACAAAAAATCTAATTAATATATAATGGGTAACTATCAAAACAACATCACAATACTTAAA